ACGACTCTGACCGGATTATCGACGACCGGATCGAACGTATTTCAGTCGAGAACCTATCCGCTCGAGAGAGCATCTCTTCCAGGGATCTGCATCTTTACCAACGAGGAGACGAGCGAAATCCAGTCGCAGGGGAATCCGAGGAACGTCCAGAAGATTCTCAGCCTTTCGATTCAGGGATTCGCATCGAGCTCGACAGGAGTCGACGACACGCTGGACACGATCTCTAAGGAGGTCGAGATCGCAATGCAGGGAGATATTCGTTTGAACAACCTTGCTCAAGATTCATATCTATCCGAGACCAGCATCTCCATCTCCGGAGAGGGAGAAAAAGAGATCGGATCGGTGACTCTTACATACACCATTATCTATCAACATGCTGAAAACAATCCAGGAGCAGCATTATGAAAGTTAAATTTTTAAGAAACTCGACGGTCGCTGACAGGCTTTACGAAGCAGGAGAGATCGGAGACGTGGCTGGACTCTCAGCCAGAATTCTCATCGAAAAAGGACGGGCCGAAGCGGTCCAGTCCAAATCCAAGAAGGATGATGAGGATAAATCATCAACCGCACAAGCCAAGGAGGAATAATGGCAGCAGCAAGCGGAAACGGAGGAGTCCTCCAAGTCTCAGCAGGAGGGACGACTCTCACATCAGCAGTGGCATCTTTAACTTCGTGGACTTTAGATCAGTCCTCCGAAGTGATTGAAACCTCTGCAATGGGTACGAGCGCAACTCGAACCTATATCTCCGGTCAAACGGGATTTTCAGGTTCAGCAGATGCTCTCTGGAATGATGACGATGCAGCGCAGGAAGCGATCCAGACTGCTCTTGATGGTCAGGACAATTCCTTTACGGTAAAGCTTTATCCAGTCGGAACATCTTCAGGCGATTACTGGTCTGGAGGAATCATCATCACGGGGATCAGTTTCACTGCATCCTTGAACAGTCCTGTCGGTTTCAGTTTCACTTTCCAAGGAACCGGAACTCTGACCCTGAACAACGCATAAAATGAATGCGATCGATAATATCACCAGACACTACCGAGAAAAACTCTCAGGGGGATTGGCATCGATTGACGTTCCGGAATGGGGAGATAGTAAAAAACCATTCCGGATCTTCTTCAAATCGGCAACCAATCCCAGGATTCAGGAACGAATAGCAAAGCTCTCGACTCAGCAAAAGTTTGTCGAAGCAGCAGTCGAGACTCTGCTCATCCGAGCATTGAACGAGGACGGGTCTCCGATGTTCAATAATGCTCACAAACAAGAATTGATGAACGAGTGCGACGTGGATGTTCTGATCCGAGTCGTCCGAGAAATCAATGAATACTCTGCCGTCGAAGCAGATACGCTTGAGGGAAACTAGAGAGCGACCCAGAACTCTATTTCTTTTTTCAACTCGCAGAGCATCTTCATCGAACCGTCGAGGAGATCTTCGAGATGAACGAAGCAGAGCTCAAAGGATGGGTCGCATACTTCAAGATTAAAGAAAAGAAAGAGAGACTCAAAAAACGATAATGGCAGTTTCAACGACCGTTCAGATCCGAGGAGAGGATAAGACTGCTGCTGCTTTTCGTTCCGTGAACAACCGAGCGAAAAACCTCGAGCGATCGTTCTCCGGTCTCTCGGCATCCGTCTCCGGACTTGCAACCTCTTCTGCAGGGATGCTCGGAGTCGGAGCTCTTGGAGCATTCTCGAAGGATATGCTTCAACTCGGAGACCGTCTCCAGAAAGTCTCTCTTCAGCTCGGAGTAACGGTCGAGGAATTGGAGATTCTTCAATTCGCAGCATCTCAGTCGGGAGTCTCAACCGACCAGCTCAATACGGCACTCCAGAAGTTCACCAGGAACGTCGGAGAAGCAGAGCAGGGAACCGCAGCTCAAAAGGAAGCATTTGAAGCTCTTGGACTCTCAATCAGCGACTCAGAAGGCAATCTCAAAGGCACGTCAGAACTCTTTGCAGAGGTCGCTCAATCGATCTCAGGTATCGAATCTCCTGCACAAAAAGCAGCCATTGCGACTGATCTTTTCGGACGTGCAGGGATCGAGCTTCTTCCGCTTCTGAATGCAGGAGCATCCGGAATCACGTCTTATGGACAATCTCTTCGAGATGCTGGAGGAATCATCGGGACTGATGCAGCCAATGCTTTCTCTGCTTTTAATGACACCCTCGATAAATTATCCCGATCCTTCAAAGGTTCGTTTGCTCCGATATTGATGGCAATCATTCCAGGACTGACCGTCTTAGCAGAAAACCTTGATCATATTGGGAAGTTTGCAGGAATCGTAGCGACGGCATTCATTGCAGCAAAGATTCCAGCTCTCTTAGCAGCAATCACTGGAGGAGTGACTGCGCTCACGGTAGCAATTGGAGCAAACCCTCTTGGAGCTCTTGCAATCGGAGTGACTGCTCTCGGGACGGCAGCATTTTCCTATAAAGATGAAATTGCAGAGTTTTTCGGATTCGCAGAGGAACCAGAAAAGCTTGAAAAGACGAACACCAAACTGGAAGACACCGCAAAGATCCCCAAAGACGTTTCCAAGGCCGAGAAAGTCCGAACCAAGACGGCAGAATCCTTCGCAAAAACGACGAAGCAGGATGTTGTTCCTAACTTGGGAAAGCTAGAGAAAGCACTCAAAAAGACCGACATCCAGTTCAAATCGATCCGAGGTCAGGAAGGACTTGGAGGATTGACTCAGGCATTTGTGGAGTTTTTTGGAAATATACAAACCCTTGCTCTGGATTATTTATCGAACACCGTGACGATCGTCAGAACGAATCTGACCTCGATCCAGAATCTTTTCCGAGAGACCTTAATCGGAATGGAGAATCAGATCGTCTTTCAACGAAATGATATCTCTAATGCCTTTGCAGATATTTTAAACGATTTCAGAAAAGAACTGGAGGAGACCAGCATCGAGGTTCAAAACATCAAAATCGACGTTCCTCCTTCTGCCTTTGACTTCACAAATACCTTTGCAGTTGTTCCTGGGGAAATTTTTGATTTCTCAGCAGTCAAACAATCAGCAGGAAAGATCGATTCTCTAGTCCGTCAGATTGAAGGACTCTCCGTCGTCAATCAAAAAATATCTCAACCGACATATAGAAGTTTCGGTGCAGTCGTTAGGGGTGGACAAAAATATTTCACCAGTGTTTTAGATGGAAATGAAAACGTATACTCCGGAGCAGATATGATTCAAACAAGCGGAGGGACTTCGACGACCCGATCCAGTCGTTCAACCTATCAGAGTGGATCGACCTCTCTCGCAAACACAAGTGATGGATCTGTCGTCGTCAATATCTATGACGGAACCGGAAGAAAGATCTCCGAATATGATTCTGCAATCAGAGTCGAGATACAGAACCGAGCGGATCGTCACAACCAATTCCCAGCATTGACGGCAGCATGACGACTCTTGTTCAGATGACTGTCGGAGGAGCAGATTACTACATCAGCGACTCAGGATTTGCAGGAGAGAACTTCTGGCATCCGTTCCTTCTGACGAATCCGGTCATCCGATACACCGGAGAGGGATGGATCAAAGCAGAGACAGGGAAGCTTGTATTGGCAAGAGATCCCTCAAACTCCAGTCATCCGTTCAATTATTCGTCCGGAAACTTTGCGACGATGCTTTCCAGTCCATCGACTCAATACACCGTCAAGATCAACTATGACGACGAGGACATGGCAGACGGAAAAACCCTCTGGGACGGGATTGCAATTTTCTCATCGATCTCGACGGAGGCAATCGAATTCAATTTGCTCCAATCACAACCGTCGGAAACCTTTCAGTTTCAATATATCGGGAAATTTCCCATCTATTTCATCGGGAACGAAACTCAATCGAGGTTTATTGTTTATGCTGCAAATGCGACTCCCGAAAAATTCAAAAAAGGGGATCAAGTATTCATCCAAGCACGATTCGAGTCTGGTTATGAAATCGGAGGATTGACACCCAACACTCTGGCGACCCTTGTTTCTGATGCCAGTTTTTACGCATCGTCTCCCTACACTTTATGGGTGATGACGACTGATATCGATCGATCAGCTTATTCTAATGAATTCCTGAACATGCAAGTCGCAGCAGTCTCATCTCCATTTTTCAACAGATTCCCAACTGATGCAGCTCCGACGTGGTGGATTCACAAAATACTTCCTAATACTCGAGTCCATCTCTCTGATCGATCGTTCAAAAGAGAGATCCCAGACGAACGTCACATGAAGGAAGGCTACGACGGAAAAGACTGGATCGTCATGCCTTCAAACATCACCGATTCTCCGTCAGTCAGTTTTTTTGAGGATGGAGATTCCGCAACAACGACCAATACCGAACTTTATGGAGGAGCATCCACTGGTTTTAAATACCGAAAATCGGACGGAACGGACTATGACGGGACTCTGACCTTCGAGCTTCCTTCCGGTTCAGGAGATTTTACGATCAACGATGTTGCAGAATCCAGACTCGGCACAATTGATATTACAAAAGCACCAAATGCTGACGACGGAGATCTTTCTGCAATCGATTTGATGATCAATAACGAGCGAAGTTATGAGTTTATTGATCGAGTCGCTCAAGCAACGAATTATCAATTCTACAAGGGTTTCCCTGAATCAGTAGCATCTCCCTTCAATGCAGGGACCATCTCCGAAACTTCTGTCGCAGATGACCCTTTTGAGATTGCTGGCGACTTAACCCTTGCAGCAGATTTGACGATAGGAGGAGGAGTCCAGGCGACCGTCTTTCTAATTGATCGTGCCAATTCTCCAGGAACGACAAGCATATCTGATGAAGAGATCATCTCTGTTCGATATGAAAATCCGTTTCCGACTCAAAACGTCCAGACTCAGATGACTCAGTTCGAGGAAGTCGGATCTAGCTCGAACAACAACTATGCCTTTTATTCAGACTCTTTCACTCTGAATTCGTTCAACTCTGACACTCAAATGGGAAGGACGGAACAAGTCGAGCAGATGGCAGATCGGATCGCAGCTCAACAGAATTATTTGGATGCAATCCTCGACTCCAAAACAAAATCAAAGGTCTCCATCAGGATCGATTCCATCAACCGAAGCATCAAACCAGGAGACAACCTTACTTTCACCGAAAGAGATGCTCCGGTGACGGTTTCAAGTCTTCTGGTCCGTGGTATTACTTATGATCTCCAGCAGGAAGAGACGACGTTTTTCGGAGATGCAACCATCACCACCATCGAGGTCGAATGAAGTTTCTGCAAAATAATCTTGTGACCTCAGTCTCGTCTGGAGCAGGGAATCTTTCGTCAACCTATGCCGTCGCAAATGTGGAGAATGATACGGTCGCACTTCCCTATATTGCCAACGCAACCTCGGCAGCTTTGACGATCAACGTATCGGCAGGAATGAACTGCTTTTTTATCTCCGGTCATCTCTGCGATTCAGGAACGATTTCGATCTCTGCATCTCCAGGATCAAGCGGATCGATTGCTCTCAATGCGACTCAATATTCGACTCTGGATCAGCTCGCAATCGGTTCACGTCATCGTCTTCCTCCGGAATGGTTCAATTTCACTGTCGACGGATCATCGATCACCAGGGTCGACACCGGATCTGCTCTTGCAGCAGGAACGATTACTCTGACTTTGAACACTGCAACCGACCGAAAAGATTCTCCGGTTTCAGGAAATGCGATCTATCAGTGGGATCAATCCTCTGGAGCGGTCGGACGGTTCGAGGATTCGTCAGGAGGAGGAATCAATCTGAACGATCACGGGAACGTCATGATCGGGTCAATCTGCACGATTGGGGGGTCAGACTATCAAGTCATTAAAATCGTTGGAGATGGTTCAGGATCAACCGATGTGACTCTTTCAGGTTCGGCATCTGATGCAACCGTGACGGCAATCAAGAATCCGGTCAAGATTGGAGTCATCCGAGCAGGATCAGTCCTCTCCGTCGAGAATCCTCAGATCGGAACCGGACTCGCTTTCAATGATTATTCAATCAGACGACAGATCGTCGATGGAGGTCTTTCGTTCAAGCAGAGGAATCTCTGCAAGCAGTATTCAGTTAGCTCCATCATGACCGATTCAAATGCTCAGTCCTTCGAGGGATTCTATCGATCATTTCGGTCAAAACCTTTTCCTGCACTGGTGACTCAAGATATGCCGTTAGGCAGAAATGCTGATACCAGAAACTCTGGTTTCTTTTATTTCACCGGACCTCCGAGCTTCGAGTATCTCCAGCATCAAGGTTCGGTGAGCGCAATTTCATTTGATATTCACGAGGTTATATAAATGGCAGATCGAACGATTAAACCAGACGACACGAATGATCTGGTTCTCCAAAACAACGATGGGTCGTCAAAGCTCGAATTGAACGAGGATCAGACCGTCAAGATCACAACTGGATCTGATGCAGGAGAAGATTTTACAGTCAACACCTCGCAACTGGTTGTTGAAGGGGATACTGGAAATGTTGGGATTGGTACGAGTAGTAATTATACAAATGCAAAATTACATATCTATGGCGTCAATGCAGGTGGCGATAATAGTTTGCGGATACAAAACGCAAGCACAACAAGTGGCACAACAACATCTTTAAAGTTTACTAATACAACTTCTGATTATGCCCATGTTAGCTTAATAACAGATAGAGATAGAAACTTAATATTTAAGAATACGGACGATACTGTTGAAACCATGCGTATCGACAGTAGTGGTAACTTGTTGGTGGGGACTGGTGGTTCTATTAGTTGGACAAACACGGCTGGCTTTTATGTGTTTAATCAATCTGCTATGAATGCTACACGAGATGGAAACGAAGCGATAAATCTAAACCGTTTAACCTCTGACGGAGACATTGCTATTTTTCGCAAAGACGGCACTACGGTTGGGAGTATTGGTAGTTTAGCAGGAGCTAACTTATACATACTAAACGGTGATGTTGGTCTATTGTATCAGGGCAACTTAGACAGGATTTTACCGTGTACTACTAATGGCTCTGGTCGAGACAATGCTATTGACTTGGGCGAAGGTGGTACTCGTTTTGATGACATCTACGCCACCAACGGCACTATTCAAACCTCAGACGTTAACGAGAAGCAAGACATTGAATCCCTGTCCGAAGCGGAACAACGTGTTGCAATTGTAGCTAAAGGACTACTCCGTAAATTTCGTTGGAAATCTTCTGTTTCAGAAAAAGGTGAAGATGCAAGAATCCACTTCGGCATTATTGCTCAAGACCTAAAATCTGCCTTTGAAGCTGAAGGCTTGGATGCAGGACGCTACGCAATGTTTATCCATTCAGAATGGTGGGAAAAGCAAACCAAAGTTCCTGCGGTAGAAGCTCAAGATGCAGTTTATGAAACCCAGACTGATGAAGAAGGCAATGAGGTTCAGGTGCTTGTGTCTGAAGCTGT